CCCTTACAGCGAGTATCGCCTTAAGGAGGACATCTTCCTGGAACGTGGTTATCGCGTTGAAGGTTACATTGGGCTGAATGAAGACCGCGTCGTTATCACCCGTGAAATCGATCAGTTACAACGTATGGTTGATCAGTTGCGCAACGACCCGACCGATCGCCGCATACTGCTTAATGCCTGGAATGTTGGTGAGCTGGAGGACATGAAGCTTCCACCTTGCCACTTTGTGTTGTCCGTATGGAGTCGTGAGCTCGATTTCCAGACCCGTTTGTCTATGGCCACCGACATTGGCATCCAGCATAACCGGCATGGCTATGAATCGATCTATACACAGATGCTTTGCCTGATAGAGCAGCGAGGCAGTATCTCTGAGCCAATGCTGGATGAGCTTGGTATCCCTAAACGTATCCTGAACTCCTGCCTGGTGCAGCGGAGTGTCGATACTTTCCTTGGTATGCCATTCAATATTGCCGGTTACGGCATCCTCACGCAGTTCATTGCAAAGATTACGGGTCACATGGCTGGCGCCTTCGTCCATTTCGGCTTTGATGTTCACATTTACAACAACCACTTGGAGCAGGTTGAAGAGCTACTGGCTCGCGAACATCCGGAGTCGTCCGACCCCATCGTCGTCTTCCCGCACGAATGGGAAGAGCTGGATGACTTCAAATGGGACGGCGTGCAGATCTTCGGCTACGAACCACTTCCATGGATTAAGGCTCCAGTGGCGGTGTGATATGGCCAGAGGCATGTATGTGTTATGTGAAATTGAAGATGTGCTGGCGAGAGCCGGCCATCGTAAAGCCGCTGCTGATGAAAACGCAGACACTCTCGTTGCAGGTGATGAGCTCATATTTCCCACAAGCCGCATGTTGCGTGGCTTTGCTCGCTCTGGTGCTGAAGTGGTGCTTATCAGCCACCGTCCGGAAGCGCTCGAAAGCGCAACCAAAAAATGGCTGAGAGATTTCGGCATTGATTATGACTGGCTGCACCTTGCACCAGGTGGAGTCAATTACGAAACCCATATAAAGCGCACGCTTGCCGCGCATAAAGATGATCTGATGATCGCGGCACTGGTGAGTTCGTCACGCCTACGAGCCGCTCTGTCTGGTTTCCACCAGCGCCCGGTATTGTATGAGGTATCTCAATGAAGATGATTGCAGCTGTCGGTCGCAATTATGAGATCGGTAGAGGAAACGAACTCCCCTGGCGCTGCCCCTCAGAGTTAAAACTGTTCAGAGAGCTCACCACAAACGCCACAGTCGTCATGGGCAGAAAGACAATGGAAAGTCTTAAGCGCCCGCTTCCGGAGCGCCACAACGTCGTTCTGACGCGCTCATCTGGGTTCATGCCCAATGGTTTTTACCCTGCCACTATGGACGATGTAATGCAGCTTGATGGTCCCGTTTGGGTTATCGGCGGTGCGCAGATCTATTCTCTGTTTCTGCCTCACGTCGAGGAACTCTGGCTATCGCATATGGGCGTAGACGTTCCTGACAGTGATGCTCATTTTCCGCGGCAAATGATGCGTAATCTCGGCTTCTTTCCTGTGTTAACGGCTCATACACAACGGGGAACGGAGGATGAGCCCGGCTTCCAACAGATTGTTTACAGAAGGTGGTAATGGATTACCGAATTGGGATCACTGGCGCTCAGGGCAGTGGAAAAACAACCCTGGCAAAGTTTATCGACGAGCATTACGGCATTACGTATGTGGATGCTGGCGTCGGCGCACTGATGACAAGGCTTGGAGTCAACGTAGGCGATCCAATGCCGCTCTTTGAGCGTCTGCAGGTGCAGATGGAAGTTGCCCGCCATATTGAGCTGGTAACACGCGGAGCGGAAGGCTTTGTAATAGACCGTACGCCTGCTGATGTGATGGCTTATACGCTCGATTTGGTCGGCCAGACCAATGACCAACGATGTATTGATCTGGCGCTGGAAATTGAGCGTTTTTGCCACAAGACCGCGTTGTCCAATTTTAATGCCATTGCTGGGCTGCGCCCGGGCGTGAATTTGAGAGCGCAAGATTATGAACGTGCCCAGAGGGGTTCGCTTGATCGTCTTTATGTCGCTCGTATCGACTCGTTGATGTGTGGCGAGCTGACAAAAATTAACTCTCTGGCCAAATCCGGAGATCTGCAGGTTTTCGTCCTGTCGGAAACCTGCATTTCCGTTGACGCAAGAGCACGCTCGATCATGCGAGTAATCGACCGCCATGTGGAACGTATAGAGAGCCGTATCTCAAATCGCGTCACCTTCCACTGATTCTTGTTCCCCTGTGAAGGAATGCCAGAATAACGTCACCAAAAATAGTTTCAGGAAAACAGAATGTTAGGCGAAATATCTCTGGCTGATGAGTTAGATCGTAAAACGATAGAGGCGCTGACACGCATCGCAGACGAGCAGTCCCGATCGCTGATGACAGAACGAGAGGCCAGGCTGGCTATCAGAGCTGTTTTTGAGTCCGTTCAGGGATTGGTAGGCGATGATGTGGGAGAGGTTCTGAATGTGGCAATGTCCCAGTTCAGCGAGCGCGGCAAGCGACCTATCTTCCCCATGCATATCAAAATGGCTGCCGGCACTGTTCTGTATGTGTCGATTTGTCTGGATACCAATGAAATTCGCATTCTCAACGTCACCACTGGTGAGTGGCGTGCGCCGGTAGAGTGCGAATCGCAGGAGGAGACCATCAAAAAAGCAGCTCAATTCGTGCGTAGCGCACTGCTTAAAGGTGCCAAAAAGCTGTAAGGAGTAGTTATGACAACTATTGTTGCTGGGCTTGATATTGAATCTACAGGGTTGGACTTTAGGGCTAACCACAAGATTATTGAAATAGCCATTACCCGCTATGAGCTGGAGACCCAGAAGCACATCGATAGCCTGGCGATGCGTTTTAACCCGCGGCGGAGTATCGATCCAAAAGCCCAGGCAGTGCATGGCATTTCGCTGGAAGATCTTTCCGCAGAGCCACTATTGTCTGAACATGCCGGTAAAATCGCTCGCTATATTAGCGATGCAAGCGTTTTGGTTGCTCACAATGGTGAAGCGTTCGACCTCCCCTTTATTCGCCATGAATTTGCAGAGTACGGCGTCACTCTCCCAGAGCTGCCTCTTGTGGACACTATGTTATCCGGATTATGGGCGACAGAAGACGGCAAACGGCCGCGACTGGAGGAACTCGCCTTCTCATTGGGTTTTGTCTATGACAAGGCTAAGGCGCACAGCGCGCTCTATGATACCGATCTGATGATGCACTGCTTTTTCAAAGCACGGGAAAAATACGGCTTCTATAAGCTCCCATTCGAAAGCGCCTGACGGCGCTTTCGCCCCTCTCATTATCCCAACTGCCTGTATTTACTTCTTTTCCACCTAATAGGTTTTGACAAAATGCTCTCAACCCAAAAACGTATAAACGCTCACACAACGTAAAGGAGAGAGACATGAGCAACCTCAACAATACAGTCAAAAAAGATGATCTGGATGAGCTGACCGCCATGCTGCAACTGCTCGATGAGCCTGAAAAACTGGCTTCGGAGGCCGTTGTAGGGGACGAAATAGACGACCTGCTGGCAGATCTTAACGATGAGACGATCGTGCCGGTGCCGGCTGTTGCTGAAACTGTAATGGAAGCGAAAGACGGCGGCGATCTCACCGGTGTGTTTGAAGAGTTGGAAAACGAACATGAGTCGCTGAAGGTGGTTGATGTTGAGATACCTCAAGTCGAGTCGATCTCCCCTCTTCCTGAGATCGACTCGACACAGGGTGATAAACCTCAGACTGATGAAAAAAAGGAGAAACACGCCAAAGAATCGTCAGTTGCGGCTCAGCCAAAAGAGTCGAAGGCGGCGAAAAAAGAGCGCGCAGCACCCAAGCCTCGATTCAGCCTGAACGATAAGGGCGATGATTTTTATGCTGCGGCTGGTCTGAAACGTGAGGTCTTCATCGAAGCTCTGAATTCGGCGCCGGTTAAGGCAAAAGACAAGATCTCTAACCTGCTAAATTGGTTCAATGGCGGACCGGATATCAGCATCTACACGGTGATTGCATTGCGGCATCTTATTGACACAAAAGAGGCAAGCAGCAATAGCATTAAGCTGGCGTTAATGAGCTATCCGGAAAAGCCATATCCACTCAGCACCGCGTCGACTCAGGCTGGCCAGATGATGGCTGTTTTCCCAGTCACGGGAATCGCTACGAGGGATGGTGGAAGATTGCTTCTTAATGAAGAGTCCCCGATCGTAAGGAAATTTATCGCGGAGTATTCCATTGGCTGACGATCCGTTTCGCGCTCTGAAGCCCCCTGATAGTTTTAGAGCGTTGGACAGTTATTCGTATGCCCCAACAGTAAAAAACACGCCAGAGCGTCTCCCGTTAAGCAATCTGGCGTGTTTTTTCTTTATTTGCCATTCGTAAAATGACATGAAAAAATAGGTAAGTACTTACCTATTGGATTGTAAAATGATAGCAGCCGAAAAAATCAAAAAGCGAGAGCGAGATGCCTCTCTTCGAGACCTTTGGCGCACACCGAAATGGTTGTTTGTCGCCATTCAGCGATATCTCGGCATTACGTTTGATGTTGATGTCGCCTGTAACAAAGAAAACGCGCTTCTTCCGAGCTACATAGGTGTGGAACGAGATGCTCTTAAGTCCAGCTGGGGTGATCCTGGTACGGTGGCCTTTCTCAACCCGCCCTACTCCAAAATAACCCCCCGGATAGAGGCGGCTATCCGAGAGCAAGCGCGTGGCGTAACCACCGTTATGCTCATTCCGCAATCGCTCGACACGATGTGGTATGAGCGCGCCACCGAGTGCGCAAACCAGACGGTAGTTCTGTCTGGCGGCCGCGTAGCGTTCATGGAACCAGACGTCACTTTGGGTTTGGTTGAGGTCAATATCAACCCTGGCGGAAGTATGCTGGTGGTCTTTCGCGGATTCTGTCAGAACGCTGGTCACTTCATGAATAAAGTCCCGCTGACGGTGATGAAAAGTCTGGGTGGTTACGATCCTGCCAAAGTGATCAGGAAAAAAAGACCACGGAAACAGGCTGCTTAATCCGAGTCTGGGAGCGTTTCATAACCTGCTTTCGTATATATAAATAACTAAGTACTAATTATAAACATATACGAAAGCAGGCTTTTCCTTGTCGATTCCAGACCACTCCCAGACCGAAACAAGACGCCCAGACCACTCTGGAACCCCTTTCCAGACGCTATAGAATCGTTTTTGTGAAGACAAGTAAGGAAACCATCATGGCATACCCGACCAACGTTGTAGCGCTCGTTGAGAGCGATTTTTTGGCTAACGCTCGCGAACTCATGAAGGATCGTGAAAAGGCATTCAGTCTTTACGAGTGGTCACTGAAATGTTTGCACACTGGCGAACACAAAGACCTGATTGAGCAGCTCCTTGGCGAGCTAATCAACGAGGTTTTTGCTCTGCAAGTTCAGCTTCATGGCAGACAAAATGATTAGTCAGAAAAATAAGTAAGTAGTTACATTTTACGATGTATCATAGTGGTTGTAGAATGATGTCGATTTCGACCTGAGTCGAAATCTCGGTCTGGTGGGTGGAGGATAGCGTCACTGGCACCAGACTTAAAAAAGCCCACAACCAGCGCAGAACCAGCCCTTTTGGGGTTTGGGGAAGGGGGAACCAAAGTGGGCAGAGAGAAGGGTCACTTTATGATTGTCGAGTCTGGGTATTTTGAGAGGTTGAATCCAGTACTCCCCTTCATGAAGTGTGGGAAGATCTCGGTTCTGGGGTGCTGTCATCCATAACTTCCCAAACCTAAGCTGGCAGTAGACTTAGGTCATAACTTTTCAGGTTATGAAACGACCAGGTTGGTGAGGATTTTTTACTCACCTCCCTGGGAGAGTATTACCTGAAAAGACAACCTCTCACTTCGTTCGAGGTGAACTTCACTCACTTCGTTCGCTCAGTTCAGGTAAAAATAAACCCGATCTGGGAAGTAATTCATTGAAAATAAATATGTATAAACACGCGTGCGCACACGCGCGAGGAAAAACGGGCGGCGGCGCACGCTTTGGAGTTAGAGATGACGACAAGCACACACGCCAGACGAAAAACGGCAGCCGGCCGTGCGCAGCACCAGTATCAAAAACACCCCCGCAAAAACTTCAAAACGCCAGTTGTCGAATTTAATCCCCGGTTTAAGACGGTCAAAGTTTTCAGTGATGGCTCTTGTCTCAGAAACCCAGGCGGGCCCGGTGGATATGGCATCGTCTTTCAGTTCCGCGGCGAAGAACGCGAGTTTTCCGACGGCTTCCACAGCACCACAAACAATCGCATGGAGATGATGGGCGCCCTGATAGCTTTGGAACGCCTTAAATTCTCCTGCAACGTGATCCTGCACTCAGATAGCCAGTATCTCAAAAATGGTATGACCCTCTGGATGAAGGGGTGGAAACAAAATGGTTGGATCACTGCTGACAAGAAGCCTGTTAAGAATGTCGACCTCTGGAAACGACTCGATTTAGCCGCCAGTCGCCACAATGTCAGGTGGAACTGGGTAAAGGGCCACGCCGGGCATCGAGAAAACGAAATATGCGACAGGCTGGCCAAGATCGCAGCATATGCGGCAGCGGATACTCCACACAAAAAAGATGCTGGTTTTTTTGGTATAAAGTGATAAGTAAGTATTTACCTATCATTTTGTATCATGTATCTTACCCATCGTCAGGATGACAACGTGCTGGTTAGGCACGGTTCCAAGGATGGAACGCAAAAAACGGCGGCTGGACATTCCAGCCGCAACTCTTTCTGACATTGAAAGGATTTCAAATGGCACATCAAACGCCTTCCTCTTCTCTTAAGAAACACCCCCGTTCGCTACGACTCATCCTGGCGGAGTTATTCTCCGGCCGTGTGTCTGCACGCCTGTCCGAACTGGAAGAGAAAGTAGGTCAAATGGAGCATCGTCTGGATGACCATGCGGTGGCCATCTCTAACCTGGGGGCTCGTGTGGCAATGGGGGAAGTGATGAAGACCCGAACCGCAAAAATCCTGCGAGACACCTGGGGCGTGCGAGCCAATCAAACGCGCATGGAGAGCTCAGATGGATCAATTTCAACGAAAAAGACTACTTCCAATGGCCTACGGACTGATCACGATTTGTCTGGCAGCCGTCGCAATACCGTCGACTCAGGCGTTGCTGATGCCGGACTCATGCAAAACGGTTTCGCAGCAGACGCCGGCACCAGTCACGGAAAGCACACCCAGCATCACCACCATGCCCCGGTCTGCCACTCTGGATGGGATGCGGTTGGATTCGATTCCTCAAGTTCGTCCTGCGACTCCGGATCTTCCTCCTGCTGCGACTGAGGTGATGGCGTGATCTTCTTACTCAAAAACTGGTCATTCATTTGGATAGCCATTCTGCTTTTGGCGGTGGGTGGCTGGATCTCAAACATCGTTAAGCTGGCACTACACGGTGATTTATTTCTTCACTCAGGTATGACGATCGCTCGTGTTGTGGGGATTTTTGTCCCACCGATCGGCTCTGTTCTCGGGTTCTGTTAATGGGCGTAGGGGTTGAAGCCTTGGAGGCTCTCTTTGCTGCCTTAATGTTTATTTGTATACGAAAACAATTTGTTTAAGCACATAACATATAGGGAAAAACACATGTTAGGTTTCTTCAAAAAGAAAACTCGTAAAGCGGTTATTGAAGTTAAAAAAATGGAGAACCGCGATGCGGTCGAAGCTACTGTCTGGGGCGCATACATGATCGCTTATGCAGACGGCAACTGTGATGCAAAAGAAATCGCTATTCTGGAGAAGACCATCTCCGCATTGCCAGCTTTCTCACCGTTCGCGGGTGAGATCGCCCAGATGAGCAGCAATATTCGTGCTCGCTATGAAGCTTCTCCTCGTTCCGCCAACGCACAGGCTCTTCGGGAGCTGGCTGATGTCGCCGGCACTCCAGAAGCCGTTGATGTGTTGTGTCTCTGCCTGGATATTGCCGATCAGGATGGCATCGGCAAAGAAGAAGAGGTTGTGCTGAAGAAAATTGCTCAGGCGCTGCAGTTATCTCTGGATGCGTACATCTAATGGCAGAGAAATTAAGGCTGGCCGTCGTCGCCATTCTTCTCGTGCTGGTCGTGCTGGTGGACTTCACTGGCAAACTGATGTCTATCGCGGCAGATGGCGTGTTGGTTGGATTGGCTATCTACTTTGCCCAACCTCTACTTAAAAAATCGAAGTGATCGCCGAGGGCCACCTGGCCCTCGATTCTTCTGGTTTAACCGTTATGACGCGTTTGCCCCCCTCTTCTGAATTGTCAGAATAAAGCCACCAAGAAAACAAATTATTTTAACAATTAAGGAAAAACACATGTGTGATAAATGCACCGCCGCTAACGCTGAAGTAAAGAAGATCATTAATGAAGTCGGGGCTAAAAAACTCGTAGGGATGCTTGATTCTATAACTGGTCATGGTGACGCTCATCCGCTGGAACGCATCATGGCCATCGTCCAGGTCATGGACTTATTTGACGAACCAATGAAAATCCTGATGCTTGCTCGTCACTTTGGCGGGGCGTATGTGGAAGAGCATGAACGTGCCAATAAACTGCAGGCAACTCTGGACATGATGAGCGAACCAAAATGCGCGCCGGCGCCAGATCTCTCCGGAGACAATATTGGCATTGAAAGCAAAGAGCGGGAGATCGCCAGCCTTAAGTCTTCTTTAGGCATGTTAATTACCGCCTTTAAACTAATGGCAACCCATAACGGGTTCAAAATGCCAGAGCTAACCGGCGATGAACATCCCGCTGCTATTCGCCAGCTGCTTGGTGCGATGGCGGATAATATGGATGAAGCGAAGAGCCGTATCGAAGACATGATGCGAGAACTTGCCCATCGCCACGATCTAAATGACCAGCCGCACAAGATGCAGCAAGTCAGCCACTGAACCTGAAATAGCAAGGGGGCGAGAGCCCCCTTCCCCTCCTCCGTAGCCCTCTGGATAGATCTTTAACGCCTTTTCTTATCTGAGATAATAAAACCAATAATAAAACAAATTGTTTATATGGTGGGATTATGAGTGCTGCGCTTTCTGTCCTTGAGTCTTTTGCTTCGAACACCGGTATCGACCACAGCAAAGAGATGAACGTCATCCATGCAATCGTGGCCGAGTGCGAGAAAGGGATCGCGTTCATGCACCAGGTTCACGACTTCACTTATGGCGACGAACGTCACTGGAATAAGTGTTTAAGATTTGCACTACGTACATTGGAAGTGGAAATTATTTGGTAGGGATATAAGATCATATCCCTAAGCTCTTTTAAGAAAAAATTGCTTAATAACCTAATGTAATTTAAATCCTTCCTCCAACCCCTTTAAATTTTTCGATAAACGCCCCAATTTTTTGGAATACGGTCTGCTTTTTCGTTTTGTACTGAGGATTCAGTGGACTGAGTTTTGGTAGCGTCTCATTTAACTCCGTCCCATTTTCGGTAGCATATTCCCGTTTGAGTGATGTACGGATATAGCGCCTTGCCGCCTCTTCATTGAGGTTTTCTTCCTTAATCAACGCTTCCGCTTCCCGTTGCTGTTCACGCTGAGCATAGGTAAAGAATGCATCAATGATACTGGCCTTATCCGGCATGTCATCAAGGTTAGTTTGCTGAATAAAGTCAACAATCAGACCTTCTTTGGCACGGTTGCCCAGACTTGAGCGGATTAAGCGTCTGACCTCTTCAGTCAGGGCTTCTTTACCCTTTTTCTGACGGTTGTGGTCAAAAATCAGGCCCAGAATATAGTCCAGGTTAATCTCTTGCGACTTGAGCAGGTCAATTTCAAACACCACGTCATCCCAGTCCGTGGTTGATGTATCCCTGTCGTTTGCTGCTTTTTCACGTCGCTGCCAGTCCCGGATATCATTGTAAGCTGAGCGGTAGTCCTGAACTTTACGTTCGGCAGGGAGGCGTATGGTTTGTAATTCAGCAAATTTTTCATCATCCACGTAGTGCTCTGCTTTAAAGGTTTCTACCGCTTCCGGGTCACTAATATCAACCTTCTGCAGGGCTTTCAGCGTGGCAAATTCATCGTAGTTTTGCAGGATGTTTTCTGCCCGCAGATATTCACCAAACAGTTTGACGAAGGCTTTTTTCTCTTTTTCACTGTCGATACTGGCAGGGTCAGGGAAGCGCTGCTCCAGCTCCGAAACAATAGACATAAAACCTCGTTTAGCTTCGCCGGTTGCCGCATCGCTAAAGCCCTGCATGTACTCTTCGTAGCTTTTTTCCAGTACCACATTCTTGGTGTTTTTGTCGCCAAAAAGTGTAATGGCATCAATGGTGGGACGCTCCAGGTCCCTGAAAGTCACGATATTGCCGAAGGTTTTGGTTGCATCATAGATACGGTTGGTGCGGGAAAATGCCTGCATCAGGCCGTGATAACGCAGGTTTTTGTCAACGAACAGAGTGTTAAGCGTCGGGGCATCAAAGCCGGTTAAGAACATTCCCACCACGATGAGAAGGTCAATATCCTGATTTTTCACTCGTTGAGCTAAATCGCGGTAGTAGTTCTGGAAGCCGTTACTGTCGGTACTGAAATTGGTTTTAAAGTGGTTGTTATAGTCATCAATAGCTGAATCCAGGAATTCCTTTGCGCTGCTGTTCATCGCGCTGGTATCAAAGCTTTCGTCAGTAATATCACCAATGGCGCTTTGCTCTTCATTTGCAGCAAAGGAGAAGATGGTTGCAACCCGAAGGCGTTTATAGCTGCCTGATTTTTTTGCTGCTTCTTCCTGTAGTACTTTAAACGTCGAGTAATAAGCTTTTGCCGCTTCCACACTGCTAACTGCTAACATGGCGTTAAAGCCCTTGGCTCCCGGGAAAGTGCGATGTGTTTTCTGGCGGAAGTTGTTCAGTATGTACTGTGTGATTTCCTGGATGCGCAGCGGGTGAAGAAAAGCCTGCTGATTTTCCGCGGCACTGAGTTTTTTCTCGTCGGTTTCGGTTTCCAGCGCCTTAAACTGCGGGCGGACATCGTTATAGTCCACCTTAAACTTCAGCACCTTTTCATCACGAATGGCATCGGTAATCACGTAAGAATGTAACTCACGGCCAAAAACGCTGGCGGTCGTTTCCGACCCTAATGCGTTTTGCGGGAAAATAGGCGTACCGGTAAAACCAAACTGATAAAAGCGTCTGAATTTCTTTTTGAGGTTTTTCTGGGCCTCACCAAACTGACTGCGGTGACACTCATCAAAGATAAACACCACCTGCTGCTGATAGACGGGCAGGTCAGCTTCGGCTTTCATCAGGTTATTGAGTTTCTGAATGGTTGTGACGATGATTTTGTTATCGTCCTTATCCAGGTTTCTTCTGAGGCCTGCTGTATTATCCGAACCATTGACACTGTCCGGAGAGAAGCGCTGGTACTCCTTCATGGTCTGGTAATCGAGGTCTTTCCTGTCGACCACGAAGAAGACTTTATCAATAAAGTCCAGCTCCGTAGCCAGACGTGCGGCCTTAAAGCTGGTCAGGGTTTTTCCTGACCCCGTGGTATGCCAGATAAATCCACCGCTTTCTGGTTTTGACCAGTTCTTCGCTTTAAAAGAACTGTTGATTTTCCAGAGAATGCGCTCGGTGGCGGCAATCTGATAGGGACGCATGACCAGCAGTGTCTGGCTGCTGTCAAACACGCTGTAATTAAAAAGAACATTCAGCAGGGTATGCTTCTGGAAGAAAGTGGCGGTAAAGTCCTTCAGGTCCTTAATCAGGGTGTTGTCCGATTTCGCCCAGTTCATGGTGAAATCAAAGCTGTTTTTATCTCGTTTAGTGGTACTGGCAAAGTACCGGGTATCAGTCCCGTTGGAAATCACGAAGAGTTGCAGGTATTTAAACAGGGAGTTCTCGCTATTAAAGCTTTCCTTGCTGTAACGGTGTATCTGGTTAAAGGCTTCACGAATCGCTACGCCGCGCTTTTTGAGTTCGATTTGCACCAGCGGCAGGCCGTTGACCAGAACTGTTACATCATAACGGTTAGCGTGTGAGCCGGTCTGTTCAAACTGCTGAATGACCTGCACCTTATTGCGCAGCAGGTTCTTTTTATCTATCAGATAGATGTTTTCCAGACGACCATCATCAAACGTAAAATCACAGATATAGTCGATATGGATTTTACGGGTTTTGTCCAGGCTGCTGTCACTGGGGCTGTCCAGATACTGCTCTGCGAAGCGCCGCCATTCACTTTCATTAAACACCACACCATTAAGATGCTGAAGCTGGTCCCGCACATTCGTTAGCATCGCAGTCCGCGACTTTACAGAGATAAACTCATAACCCTGATTAAGAAGGTCCTGAATCAGCTCACGCTCAAGGTCCGATTCGCTCTGGTAGTTGTCACCGGTATCCAGAACTTTGGTGTATTTATCAAGGACGATAAAGTTATTGGATTCAGCAATGGTGTGTGTCTGTTGTGTCATAGCGCATCCTGTGTGCCATCAGGGCAAAACCGGCAGAGGAAAAAACAGAACTACCGGCAAGTAAAAGTGATGATATGTAACCCGGCCAGCAGACATCGGCCGAGTAGTTATCTTGTGTCTGTCAGTGACTGACCGCATCAGGTTTTGGGAAACTAAACAGCAAATCACGGTAGTATTCATACTGCTTCTGGCGTAGTTCTATTTCACGGGGTAAGCCTTCGGTGATAGAGCTTGTTAATGTGTCGAATTTATCGAGTATGGTGACAATCCTAACTTGCTCTGACTTTGAAGGGATTGGTAGTAAAAGGTCCTCCATTTGTTTTTTGGATACGGCAGGAATACCTCCTTTCTGCTGAATACCCGTTAATTTGGTCTCGGATTGTTTCAGATAGTAATAGACATACATCCAATGCAACTGTTCAGTGCTTCTAACAGAGATGGAATAGCAACTATTGCCTGCCCAGTAAGGAGTGGAACTCTTATTTACAAATCCTGCATTTGCTCCACGCGCACTCACAATAATCTTATCGCCATCATTGTTGAAGTCTTCGTAGTAACCTGTAGGAGTCCGCCCTCCGTTGTAGACCGGATAATCTGCGTCAGGATTCTGCTTGTCCTTACGGACAAACGCACCAATTGTAATTATTGCTACTTCCCCCAGACTCTTCCACTCAACACTCCCCCCCTCAAAACTCAGCAACTGGTCGCGATAGTAGTTGTACTGCTTTTTGCGCATGGTAAGTTCAGCTGTAAGTTCAGCTGTAAGTGCAGTAAACTTATCCAGAATCCGGACGATTTCAGACTGGATGGCAAGGGATTTTTCCGGGGCGCTGGGACAAGGGATGGGTATTTGATAGTTTAAAATTGCATCTTTACTGCCTCGAGGCATCTTTGCCCCTTTAGCGTGCTGCATACTGTAAGAAAAAAATGAATCCGACGATAATGCATAGTAGAGATATTCTGGACTAATAATTTTTTTACAGTCTGCTAAAATGCGTATAGCAAGGACATCACCACTGCACCCGCCATTATTCTCCGCCATCCAAACTTTCTTTAAATATGGGCGAATATTACCTAAAAGAATATCACCTGGCTCATAGGCAGTTAAACGTGCCGTATTAGGCTGATAGGTGGCATCAATGCGACCGCCTTTATCAGCAAGGAGATTATCAACGCCAACGAATGAAGTGGCATCAAGTTTATCAGCATCAACTTTGGTTGGTGAATACCCGGCGATATCGCCCACTGCTTTCCATTCAACCTCAACCCCATCCAGCAATTTTTCCAGATAACTCATCTCGCTCATTTCTGCACCTCGCAGCCTTCAATTTCAGCCACAATCGCATCAATATCTTTGCGCAACTGGTCGATTTTGCTGACTGTGATTTTCAGTTCTGCATTCAGCTCAGCAATATTGATTATTTCGCGGTTATCTTTCGCTTCCACATAGCTGCTCACTGACAGGTTATAGTCATTCGCTACAATGGTTTCAAACGCGACAGATTTTGCCAGATGAGCAACATCTTCCTTGCTGGCAAATACCTGCATAATCTGGTCGATATGGGCATCGGTCAGGATATTGTTGTTAGTCTCTTTTTTGAACAGTTCGCTGGCGTCAATAAACTGAACGTTGGTATCCGTTTTATGTTTAGACAGAACCAGAATGTTTACGGCAATGGTGGTGCCAAAGAACAGGTTCGGAGCCAGTGAAATCACGGTTTCGACATAGTTATTGTCAACCAGATACTGACGGATTTTCTGCTCCGCGCCGCCACGGTAGAAAATACCGGGGAAGCAAACTATTGCTGCACGCCCTTTAGCAGACAGGTAGTTCAGCGCATGTAGGACAAATGCAAAGTCCGCTTTTGATTTCGGGGCCAGTACGCCAGCAGGAGCAAAACGCTCATCGTTAATCAGCGTCGGGTCGTCGCTGCCAATCCACTTCACCGAGTACGGCGGGTTAGAAACAATCGCGTCGAACGGTTTTTCATTGCCGAAATGCGGTTCCGTCAGGGTATTGCCCAGCTTGATATCAAATTTATCGTAGTTGATGTTGTGCAGGAACATGTTCATACGCGCTAGGTTAAAGGTTGTATGGTTAATCTCCTGCCCGAAAAAACCTTCCTCGATGATGTGATTATCGAAATGTTTTTTCGCCTGTAACAGCAACGAGCCGGAACCTGCCGCCGGGTCATAGATTTTGTTGACGTGGGTCTGACCGTGCATTGCCAGTTGGGCAATCAGCTTAGAGACATGCTGTGGCGTGAAGAACTCGCCGCCCGACTTACCGGCATTTGCTGCATAGTTGGAAATCAGAAACTCATAGGCATCGCCAAACAGGTCAATCTGATGCGCATCAAAGTTGCCCAGCTTTAAGCCTTCAACGCCTTTCAACACGGCAGCGAGGCGACTGTTTTTATCTTTAACCGTGTTCCCCAGTCGATTGCTGGTCGTATCGAAATCGGCAAACAGACCTTTGATGTCGGCCTCAGACGGGTAGCCGTAGGCAGAGCTTTCAATAGCGACGAAGATACTGTTTAAATCAGCATTCAGCCTGTCGTTGGTGTTCGCCTTAGCGGCAACGTTGCAGAACAGCTGGCTCGGGTAGATGAAATAGCCTTTAGTCCTGATGGCATCGTCTTTGATGTCATCGGTAATGATGCTGTCATCAAGTGCAGCATAATGTATGCTCTCATCCCCTGCTTCCATGTAGCTGGAAAAATTCTCACTGATGAAGCGATAGAAAAGTGCACCGAGTACATACTGTTTAAAATCCCATCCATCCACTGAGCCCCTGACATCATTGGCTATGGCCCAGATTTGACGGTGTAGTTCTGCACGCTGCTGAAGGCTTGTCATCTTGTATCCTGTTGTATGATTCTTAAGTACTGTTATTGGCCCGATTTTATCGCAATTTCATATTGATGACAGGTTTTGTATGTCATGCGTTGCACTGAGAGTTCGTTTGCCCGGTTGTGTAGCCAACGTTCTTTCAGTCAGGCCAGTAGAAACGTTGCGCTGACGATAAATACTGAAGCCCCGATACTATCGGGGCTGAACGTTCAGTCGGTGAGAATTTCTTCATCCGTATCCATTGTGGATGGTGATGAATCTATTTTTGTTGTAAGAAATACCCGATTCAGTAGTCTTTGCTTTAGGGCGTTTCTTCGCTCATTGTAGAATTCCTGGAAGCGACTGAACTCAATATTTTCATCTGAAACTAACAGCATTGATGGAGTATAGTTGTTTGATGAGTGAGATAGCCATTGTTTCAGGGATGTATTCTGTTTACTTGTATTCTGAGAGTGATTCAGTAAATGAAGATTTGGTATGGTGTCCCAGTGTTCCGGATTTTCGTAAAAGCTGAGTTTCTCCGGTGAATTCGCAATATAATCTAATTTTTCAAGATATTTATTTGAAAAATGATTTCTTGGATGAAGGTGATCAATATGAAACACCTCGGTCGGATTCATTTCAGGGAACAGAAGATGCAATAGTACGCGGCAGCGACCTTCGCCATATCTGATATTGAGAAGGCTTTCGATGTATTCGTTGTCAAATCTGAGGTCCTTATTCGAGCCTTTGTACCTGTCAATAATCTTCTCAAGAGGAAAATGAACATCTGAAAGACTATTCTTCATTACGTCTCTGATGCTCGTGAGTAGCGCATCTGCCTGGCTTCCAAAGATCCCTTTCAGAAGTACCATGTAAAACCACTGGCTAATTACTGAGCGTTCATTGTGGTTTTTATTCAGGAGATTAATCGTTGTATATAATGGGTGTCCATTGGTTTGCTTTTTGTAAAGCCAGTAGACCACAGGAATGACTGCATTTTTAGATATCAGTGACTGTGGATTGATGCCGAATCGCCTGATAAGAACAAAAGTCTCCTTGATACAGGATTTTATTTCAGACCATTGTTGTTGTATCTTACCGACCTCTTCTGAAGTGAAATTTTTTACTTTGAACCGGACGTCAGAGTCAATAAGCATCAGGCTGGTTTTTAAGAACCAGTCTCTTTCAATATAAAACCCCATTTCATTATTCTGATGAATGTTTTTTGTTAGTTCATCCAGTTCTCTTCTGAAATCACCCTGCCAGTGTGCTACAGCTATTGACATCAGTAAGTCGGAGAACTCAAGTTTTGTCCCCCCGCTATTCGTGCGGATGAAAACATCCAACACATGATCAATGTCCTNGCTACTCTCTCGAAAAGCTGGTTTATCTGGTTAAATCTATCAAGTCTGGTAAATGTGTGTATTCAGTCGCTGATATGTCCGGATCTCGTGTATTCGCTTTAATCGATATGATTAACGATGAGATCGACACGTTCACAAATGGTGCTGTTTTCGATTTGATGAATGAAGCAAAACAAGCAAATGAAATTAAGTTAGATGCAGGATATACGCAAGCCAACCAGCTGATCAATCTGTGTGAACGTCTGGGACTGGTCGAGAAGATTAAAGGAATGGGCGCTGCCAAAAACGGATCGCAGCAATATCGCTTCATCAAAAATGATTTTTATAACTATCTGGCTGACGCTTTCAAAGCATAAGTAGACGGATTCAGCGCCCACTATGGGCGCTAGTTTTAAGGATAAAAATCATGATTAGCTATGACCAGATCCGCGCGGAGTATCGCGCTAAATATCGCGCTTATAAACTTGAACTCATCGACGAATTAAGCGCCCAGCGTGACGCGCTAAACTTTACGTTCTCTGATTTGCTTAACAGCAAGCGAGACTGTAAACGGAAAAGAGAATATTTGCGCTTGTCTGAAATGATCGGAAAGTTGCAAAACAGCATTTAGCCACCAGCGCCCACTATGGGCGCTTTTTCCGTTTCAGGATCTCCACCATAACGCGCCATTGTTGGCGCGTTTTCTTTTATCTGGCGTTCACTCATTCACACCAAAAATAAGCGCCATAAACGCGCCAATTTAACGCGTTTTTACGTGTGGTAGTACATACCCATTACACACATTAAAAAACACGTTATAGCGCGTTTAAAAGCGTTTTAGCGCATAGCTTATTTGTCGTGTCGTGGGCGTGATCGTCTGGTGACGCGATCCGCGCTATCCTTCGGGGCGTGTCGGCAATATTGGCGCGATCCGTGGGCGCTCACGTATCATTAGCACGTTGGCGCAACGTGTACGCGCTAACAATGCAGCGCAGATCACAGCGCTGGACGTATGGCGCAAAAACAGCTTACGTCCACCAGCTGGCGACGATTCTGGCGTCTCCCTCTATACAAATTTTTCCCATGAGGCGACCCCCGCCGTTTCCCGAAAATTTTCTGGCCGTTTCCCGTCGGTTGCCCGGATGGCTTTCTGCCCGTTCCTGAATTTCCCTGCGGGAGCTGGTGGACGGAAAGAAAGGGGCGTTTCCAGCCCCCTCCCCTCTTACTTGCCAGCCAGTATGTGAATCCGATTGCTGGCGTATACATTCAGCATAAAGTTAGCGCAAAACAGTTTCCATGAGTCAACGCCAGCGGCATACGTGATGTTTTTGCATTTAATTGCATTGTTGGCGATCCGCATACCCTGCGCTATTGCTTCATCATCGCTAAAATCGAACGACGATTGAGTCTTAATCCAGATAGCGATCTGCGAGGCAAACTCAGTCAGCTTGGACTGGCAGAATCGCCCGGAGCGCACCGGGAAGACAAATGTTCCAAACCCAGAATTTACCACATACGCTTTCTCAAATACCCGCGTGAATCGACGGTTGCAAATGATGTCTTTGGCGATCTGCTGCTTCTCTTTCCCGGACAGCTGGATGGTCTCTTCTTCGCGCCAGGCGCCCAGGATGTTCTTTTCAATGTCGGAGTATGTGACAGAGATGGTGCCATGCGCGGGAGTGTTTACAGTGGCGATATAGTTCATTGTGATAATCCTTTAAACAACTTGTTTTCTAGTTGGTTTAATTATCGCAGTGGGTGTGAGGCGTCCAAGCGTTCTGTTTCGGCAGCTGGTGGCCGTCGGGAAGTCGGTGGGTGTTTCGGTAGCCTGGCGGTAAGAGGTGGGTGTTTTTAGCCTGCGGGAAAGCGGGTGGTAATTGATGGCCACCAGCATCGGTGGCCCTCCCCTCTCAATGAAGTAATCCGATGTCGATGGTGTCGCCTGAATCTGTCACGCGGATCATCAGCATAGCGAAGGCATTCAGTGGATAGCCGGCGTGCCATTCCGGGAAGCGGTCATCACACATGAAATCGGCAATGTCATAAACGCTACCCTGATAATGGAAGAAGCGGGAGCTGGTTTGTTCGTCCGGTTCGACGTGATCCATTTCTTTTTGCTCGGCCGGCGACAGGTCAAGCCAGGATTCCAGCCATACGTTTTCTGCTTTCGGGGAGATGGTGAAATCAGTCATATTTACCACCAGGCGCAAAATGTCAGTCTGTTATTGTAGAAGTCGTGATTTTTAATCAGCTCATCCACAAGCTCTTTCAGCTCTTCCACGTCATTCCAGTACCCTTCATCGTACTCCTGACTACCGAAGAAAAACCCTTCCTGGGTAGGCAGATACTCTTCACAATTACTTTCGTTTAGACGAATCAAATCAGCCTTGAGAGCACAAATATCATTCATCGTAACTTCTAAAAGTTCACAATTTACAACTTCACCTACGTTACGGTTCATCCACCCAACGAGAGCATTGAACTTACGGAAGTAGCCAACTTGCTTTCTGGATGCCTCGTTATTCAGATCGTTTTTTGGCTGCGTCTCAATATAGATATCAAGTCCCATGAACATTTCCTCAACTTCGTTAATAACTTGTTTTCTTGTTGGTGTTATTATCGCAACTCAGAAAAGGTATAAAACAACTTGTTTACGGGCTGGGGAAAATGGCGCGGGTTACGCGCCATTGGCTGGTTTACTGGACGTTGTAGACGGACTCCGGCAGATACTCTTCCAGAGAGCCGCCAGACACAATGGTGATGCCGTATGAACCAACCCAGGTATTGTTGGCGCCCAGGTTGCCCTCGATCATATCCTGAACCTGTGCCATCAGGTTTTCGAAAATGGTCTTCGGGTCTGTTCGATAATAGGCTTCAATGGCGGCCAGCAGAGTGTCCGAACCATTTTTCACGGATTGCTCGCCGACGGCATAAACCTTCGAGCGATCTCGCTTAAGAGTTGTGCGGGCCAGCTGGGTGGTCACATGCGGAACAGCCGATGCATCACGGAACTGAACGGTCAGCTGGGCCAGTTTATTGCCTTCTTCGTCAGTGCTGGATGCGTAGTAAAGGTCAAATACTAAATCTTCTTTGGTCAAACTCATTTTTACCTCCATGTAAATGCGTCGTAATACTATCGCCGTAGGTAAGTACTTACAATACAAAAAAGCCCCGAAGGATCGACGGGGCTGTCGTAAATTCGACTAATCTGTGTTGCACATGACTATGCTATGGCGAGGGTTGTTGCGCGTTGAATTTCCTGCTGGGCGACCTTGTTAACTTCCAGTAAAGCCAACTCCAGATCTGACTCAGGCCAGATAACTTGTTTAGCCACCCACCCTTTCCCACTATGGCGCCGGACGTTCATTACAATGCGCTTGCGAGAAGTTTCGCCGTAGACGACAACGATCTCTTTGAAAAGTCGGATGGCTGTGCCGTTGGCCACAATGTCC